CATTAAGCATGCGCAACGCCTCCAGCTCGCGCAGGACTGTCATTCGCGGCCGAGCGATGCGGTCAGCGACCTCGCGCGGACGCGCGTTGGGATGATCAGCGACATCGAACAGGATGGCCCGCCGCAAGGGCGAGATACTGTCGCGCGCGCAGCGCGCCGCCAGCCGCATGGCTGCGTCAGGGGGCATGCCGATCGCTACTGCGCCGCGCACGAGCATGGTGAGCTGCTTGGCAAAACGGGTCGGCATCTCCTGCGCATGCGCGTCGACCATGTCGCCCTTGTAGTCGCGCTCGACGCCGGAGCGCGTCCAGGTCACGATGTTGGCGAGCTTGATCAGTCGCTTGGTCTCGGCAGGAGTAAGTTGGTGCTCGTCGGTACTCGCCCTAGTAACGAGCCTTCCGGCAGCGTCCGCTAGCTCGGTCCGCATCCTGGCTTGCTGCCCGGTATTCTCGATTGCCTTGGACGCCGCGCTGAGACGGCTGGCGATAGAATTCGAGTCGGCACGCACGACGACAAAACGGTCGCCCATGATGGCGATGACGGCATGCGCGGTATCCCAGGCGGTCGTGCAGGCGCCGACAACGGTGATGCGGCCGGTCCAAGTGAGCGTCTTTCCGCCGTGGATGCCGACATTGCGCTCCCACTTGCCGTCGTGGATCTCGCGCAGGGCAGCCAGGACAAGGGCGCGCGCCCGTTTGTCCATTGAGAGGATCGAGGTCACATCCTTGATGACCAGCAGGCCGTGATTGCCGAGCGGGACCTTGAGCAGTAGGCCGCCGGTAGCATTCGCGCTGCGTGGGGACGCTGACAGTAGCGCCCCTTCGGACGTGATCGTACTGGTCACGCAGGCCCCGGCACCAGCCAACGACTGCGCGGTCTCGGTCTTGGCATTGCCTGAGCCGGAAATGACCAGCAGCCAGAGCGCGTCACCGGTTAGCCGCGCCGCCGCGCCGGTGGCGAGCACAGCGTCGAGCACGTCGGTATCGTAATCCTCGCCCAGCCACTTCTTGAAAACCGCATGCACGCTGTCGAGCATGGACGGTTGCGGTGGCGGTGCCGCCGACGGTGCTGGCCCCGTGCCCGGGGAGATCGGCGGAGGGGGTGGTGGTCCTTGCCCGGCCGCTGCCGCCGCAATCTTCGCTTCTATGCTGGCGACCTGGCGCGGGAGATTGTCATAGCGATCCTGCCACCGCTGGTCGCGCGGGGCGGCGGAGCTGTCCATCAGTCCGCGCAGCAAGTTGACGATAGCGCCGCCGTTCATGCCAGCGCGCACTGCCTTGGCGGCCAGGTCGCGAGTGTTGGCGTGCAGATCGGCGCCGGCGAGGATGCCGTCGACCAGCGCCTGCCAGTCCTTCGCCGGATCTCCGGCCGGCGGGCTGTTGCCCTTGTGCGCGCGTGCCGCCGCGCGTCTGTAGCCGAAGTCGCGACACAGCAATTCGACGATATCGTCGACCAGCTGTTTTGCCTCCGCCTCGCTGATCTCGGGTAGATCGTCGCGCGCGATGTCGATCAAATTGCCGAACGGCCAGGTGTAAGGATCGCCGGTCTCTGGATGGATGCCGGCGGCGACGACCTGTTGACCCCGACACATGAACTCGAGCTTCTCGCCGGTACCGCCGTTGACGGCGACCAGATTGACGGTGATCTTGGCGAACGGAGTAGCAGTGCGAAACACGATCGCGCGCTTCGGCGGCTTGCCGATGCGCGGCAGAACATGGCCACGTCCTTTGAATCGCTCGCGTACCAGGTTCTCGATCGCGACGGCGGCGGGCTCGCTGAGGATGTCGGCATCGAGCGTCGGCGTGTACTCGGTCAAGATGCCGGTATTCGTCGCTCTCGGCCAGTTCTTGTCCCATGCTTCCAGCATCGGGCGCGAGACATTCCCGACCTTTTGCCACTTCTTGAACGGCGGTATCTTTCCCGTCACCGGGATCGGCGTGTAGCCGCGGTTCACCAGTGCCTGCCGGACCTCGAGTACCGTCGTCATTTTGCGCCCTCTCCGACTATTCGGCTGCGCGCCAGTGAGTGAATAGCTTCCAGGCAGCCGGCGTTGAACGCCTGTAGGTACTGATGCCGCCCTGAAGACGGCTCGCACACGAACGATTGAGCGCGTCCGCCACACACTGGGCAGTTTGGTCGCCCGCACGCCACGATGTCCGGCCGTGGATAGGGCAAGCCTACGAACTTACTTCTCAGCCAACCGCCGCCGGGATCGGGCTCGGCCGGTTCATACGGGCGTCCATAGAGCGTAGCTCTCACGTGATTTTTCCCCCAAGCTTAAAAAATAAAGAGTGCAAATATTGATGTTGCCGCGGAGTCGGCTCACGCCCCCACACCGTACGCGACGCCATGTCGTCGACGAACTTGTGGTTCGTCTCCGGAAGCCGATGTTTCTGGCGCTGGCAGTAAAGCGCGACCTCGGTCCATTCGAGGGAACCGTCGGTGTTGCGGAAGGCGCCGGTGCTGTGCTGCTTGCTTTCCGCCGCCCTCACACCCTCGGCGTAACCTTCGATGCGAGCTTGCTTGATGGCGGCGCTGATCTTCTGTTTGTCGTCCTCACTTAAGCCACCGCTGCCATTCTCGATGTGATCGGCGAGTTCGTGGAAGCTCTGTCCGTATGCCTCCAACAAGCGCGCAATAGCGCACAGCGCAGCGAGGGCCTCGCCTTGGCTGTTCGATGCCAGCCTTCGAATGACGTCACCAAGCCTGGAACCGTGGCGGTGATCTCGTGGAGTGATGAGCTCACGTGGAAGCGACATGGCTTACCCCCGCCCCGCTTGCGACACGTGAATAATAGAGTGCGTGATCCACTCAATAATGTCCTCGCGCCCAACGAGTTCGCGTACCTGTTGCGCAAATCTCTCCGCCGCCTGCAGACGCGTCGTCGCATCGTTCCGGGTAAGGGCGCATATCGTGGCGACCACGGCCAATGTCTGAGCGGTATGTGCCTCTGCGGGGTCGTTGCCAGCCAGGACGGTCATGATGTCGTTGGCGAGACGGCAAACGCGGCCTTGCGCATCCGCGTCGTTGACAGTGTTCCGCATCGTTCACCTCCAGCACCGCTCCTTTCGGCTTGGCAAGCTTGACGGCGAGCTCGCGCAGCAGTGCCATGACTCACTGGCTCTTCTCCGCCTATAGCGCCCGTGTGATCAAAGTCTCGATTCGCTCGATGATGTCTTCATGCTGGACGAGCTCGCGCACCTGCTGCGCAAACCCATCCGCCGCTTGAAGACACATCGCTGCATCGGAAGTGCGCCAATACACCGATGCAATCACGGCTAACGTCAGGGCGGTGTCTGCCTCGGCGCTGTCGGCTCCGGTCAGAACCGCCAGGATGCCGTCGGTGAGCCGCATGATGCGGTCTTGCTGAAGCTTATTGCTGTCGGTCATTTGCCGCGCTCCCGTTTTATCCGCTTGTCGAGCAAGTTCTGAAGCGGTTGACGTGTGTCCTGCTCGCAGAAGGGATTGCAAAAATGCATCGGAAGATCCGCAGGCGCGTCTTCCGGGGCTTTTGAATGAAAGCTCGCAATTGCAGCGATAGGGGCCGTTACCATGGGCGATAGCCTCTCGGTAGCCAATAATGCTGCCGGGCTTGTGCTGCTTGCTGGCGTCGGGCTTGCTCATGTCGTCCTCCAGCAGCGTTCCCGATGGGCACACACCCGGCAATGCCAGTCCTCGGGATCGTCATAGCCACGCGGAAGCAGCTCCCCGGCGCGCGTCGCCTCGATGATGTTGACGGCGCGGTCGGACCAGAGCTGCGCGCGCTCGGCGTCGAACGGCACGAGGAAGTGTAGCCACTCGCAAGTATCCGCGTTGGTTACCGTGAACAGCACAGGGGTGGTGATGTTGAGATACGCTTGGTAGAGCGCCACTTGCACCGCGTATTGCGGAAAGGCCCTTTCGAGGCCGTCGCGTTCGATCGCGCGCCAGTTCTTGGCGTTGACTGCCTTGTGTTCCCAGATCAAAGGGAAAATTAGATAGGCGCCTGGTAGATCGGGGCCGTGAAGGATGATGCCATCGGCGTGGCCGCGTAGTGCACCGCCCGCGGCGGTGAAGGCCAACGCCTCCGGCGGTGCGAACTTGAAGCCGGCGGCCACAAGAAGCCGGCGCGCACGCTCCTCAAAATAGTGCCCGCGATCGAAGATCTCGCGCGTCCTAGCCGCGAGCACAGGCTTGCACCACCACGAATACTGCGTCTTACGTGCGCAATTGTCCCCGATGATTGATGCGCCGAGGTACGGACGCGGCAGCTCGGCGGTTGTTGCCGCAGCGCGTTCGATGGTGTCGTTGAGAGCGACATTGACTGGCTCGAGCGAGAGGGAAGCCCTGTTCAAATTGAGCATGGTTCATACCCTCGACCCGATCTCAAATCCCGATCTCGTCGTTAAGCTCGGTTAGGTCGGTTAGGCCCATCAATGGGTCTCCTGCTGCGGCATTGGCCTGACACGCAATCATGCTCGCGCTCGATTTTCGACTAATACCTTTGTCGCTTTGATCGCGTGCAATCATTGCTTTGCGGATTAACCGCATTGCCGCGAGCAAGAATTCGGCCATCGTCTCGCGCGACCATTGCACGAGCGGCTTCGACCAATCGATATCGGGGCAGGCGTCTGCCAACTCTGGCAGGATCGCCATCACAGCGCCGGCGTCCCAAGGCTGGGGATCAAGCGCGATCATCCTGACGGTGCGCTCGGTGTCGATCTGCTCCGCGGTCGCCTGCTCGGCGCGCTTGCAAATCCAGGCGAACAGGCTCGCAGAGAACATCCAGCCGAGCTCAGTATCGCTTAATCGCCCGACCGGCGTGCCGGACGGAATGGGGCCATCCATCTGGACGACCCCACGTATTGCTGCAATGGCAGAGGCAGTAGCGTCCCGCTGCCACTGATCTTCGAGCGCGGACAGCGAGACCTCGCCGACGGTGCGGGTCTTCTTCTTTTTCACGACGCCCACCCCGGCCGCTGGATGGGAGGTGCAGACTGGGGAGGCGTGGAGGAGCTCGCGGCCCCACCACCATTGAACGGCGGCGGCTGCTCGCTCGGGTGCCACTCTTTCTTGTCGGGTGTGATGACTGCCGCGAGGATGTTCTTGTCCGACCAGTTCTCGCCCGTGCCGTCATTCTTGGGCCGGCCCTTCTCGATGCCGATCTTGCCCATGAAGGTCATGCCCTCGAACTGTCCGAGGCTGACGGTGCGGGCGGCACGCGCTTGTGGCGACACGTCGTCGGGTTTGAGGCCGAGCGCGCTATCGAGGATGGCCCTGAGGACGCTGCGGGCGATCTCGGCGGCTTGCGCCTGGCCTGCCGTAGTGCCGTTGAGGATCCACCGTTCCCAGAACTTGCGCTTCGCGTGCGGCCCATCGGCGACGACGAGCTCGCAATCAAGCATCTCGGCATCGCCGGCGCGGGTGCGCTTGAGCATGCCATCCTCGCCGACCCCGCCGGGGCGGACGTGCAGGACGAGGGTCGCGATCGTCCCGTGCGGGATGAGCTCCAGGTCGCGCGGGGGCGGGGCGTCGGTGTAATCGTAGGGGCACATCTTCCAGTCTCCTATGTTTGAGCGGATTGCTCAGGTGAAACGGTGATGAAAGGCTTTCGCTGGCCGGGACCGGTCAGTTTCTCGATCAGCGCGCCCAGATTGGGAGGCTCGAACTGATCGAGTTTTCCGGAGCGATCTTTTGCTGGGTAGCCCCAAGCATTTGGATTCACACAAACGAACGCGCGCACGGGCTTGCGATCGCCGAAATCGACCCATTGCATCGTGACAATTTCGTCGACGATGGCGGGGAGCTCACGCCCGGTCTTGGCGCCCTCGATCTGCGGTTGCCAAGTTGAGATGTTGAGCTCGTCGGTGTTCTTCTCGAGCACAGCCACGAAGATGACGGTGCGCGCGCGAGCGTGCTGTAATTGATTGAGCCAGCTCAGCATGTTGCGGGCGTGCGCTCCGTAGATCGCGCGCAAGTCTTTGCGGCCGCGATCGCTGATAGCCTCTGGCTGTTGCTCCGCCCCTGCAAAGCTGAGCCTGGCGGCAGCGGTCAAGCTGTCGACGAACAGGATTTGGTAACCCGCCAGACATGCGAGCTCGGGATTCTTCATGACTTCGTTGTAGTGCGCCTCGCTATAGGCAACGGTTGGCGGCAGCGCCGGATTGGGACCGCCGAGGGCACAGGCGAGATTGCGGCATTCTTCCCACGTCCGCGGGCGCACGCTCGCGACGGAAAGATCAGCTACGGCGATGTCGCCAGCCTCGATATCGACGAACAACGTCGATGCCAGCAGCTCCGCGGACAAGGTGCGCAGTAATGATGTCTTGCCAACCCCGCTCGGACCAATGATCAGGATCTTGGGGCCACTTTTTTCTGCCAGGCGTTCATCCGCTGTGATGATCCTCATGCCGTGCCTCCTCCCCTCGTGCGTTCGGCCACGTCATGACGAAGTCCGGTGAAAGCCTTTGCGAACTGGTTTGCGACGTTAGGCCGGAGCAGGCCCCACGCCTCGAGGCGTTCCAGAGCCTCGTCGATCCCGATCGCGGTTGCGGCGAGCGCGCCAGCGACGCGCATGCGGTGCTGCGTCTCGGCCTGTATGGTGGTCAGGCGGCCGCGCGCGCTCTTGAGCTCGAGTGCGTGCAGCTTCCCCTGATGAAGAATCAGCAGATCGGGAACGCCGGGAGTGACGCCGAGCCCCTTCAGGATTGCAGCCTCGACCGACGAGCGCCAACCACCAGCCGGGTAGTGAAACACAAACAGCCCGGGCATGCCG